GCTCAACATCCCACGGTGCCACGAACGCACCGCCCAGTTGTTGATTGATCAGGCGCGCCCGGCTGACTGCCAGTAAAAGCGGGTGAGTGGTGCGTCCGCTTTTCGCCGCCACGCTCAGCGCTTCCGCTAGGATTTTTTTTTATGTTCCACATGCGCCAGGCGCGTCTGCCATGTCTTGGAGATCATCCAGCCCAGAAAAGCCGGATCACGCGCTTCCAGTTCCTGCAACTCTGCCACCGTCCAGTGCATCTCTGCGGGTCCCTGTGACCAGATCTCCGCATACCATGCCAGCATCTTGACGTGGACGCCCTGCGGCTTGTCCGCTTTGCGCAGGCTGAGCAGACGCCCAACCTCCTCAAAGGTTTTCTTGAGGACGCCCGCACCCTTCTCAGCCGGTTTCTGCTCGGGCATCAAGACCTGCTGCGCCGCTGTGAGTTCCTGCTGTTGCAAGTCCGTGCGCAGGTCTTCGTATTCTTTCAACTTGCTCATCGACGGGTTGACCCACACATACAACTGCTTACCAGCCAACTCCGCCGCATACCCGCCCAGATCCACTGGGATCACCACTTTCGGGATTTCAATTTTCACAAGACCCTTCCTCTCGCCAAAAGCTAATCGCTAACCGCTAACAGCTAAAAGCTAATACGCATTACTATTCGTTGTCACAAATACCTGAATACTCTTCGCGCCGGTCGCATCGTAGTGGTTCAACAGCGTGGCCGTGTGCAGATTGTCCGCGCGGTCTTCTCCGCCCAGCGGTGACACGGTTTCCCACACGCCGCCGATGTCGATCTTGAGCGAGTGCGTGGTACCGCTGCCGATCTGCGAACCCAGAATCGCCAGGCGCACCACCTGGAAGGTCTTTGCCTGTTGCGCGGTCATGATCGCGTTGGCATCCGAGTTGCCTTCAAAGGTGAATTGCGCGGTGGCGCTGATGATGCCTTCGCCGTAGCTGTCAAAATATTTATTGGCAGACCCGGCAAATTTGGGATGCACACCCGTGATGATCTCAATATCGAAGCCGCGCAGGATGTTGGTCTTTTCTGTGCCGCCCACGCCTGCCCAGGTGGTATCGAGATAGAAGCGTGCCAGCTTGGAGTTCATCGGCTCCGCAGTGGTCAGAGATAATGCACCGGTTTTGGTGGTGGTGGTAAGCTGACGCCCGAAGAAATCGGCTTCCACATTGACCGGGCTGGTATCCATGCCTTGCGAAACCTGTCCGCTGATGCGGATGCGCTCGAACATGACATGCTCGGTTTCAAAGAACTGCACATCATCCCCGAGTTCAACGGTCAAACTATCGGGGCTGTTTGCCGCAGTCAAGCTGGGTGTGAACGTCCACAGATAATCGGTCTGGGATGAAGTCTGCTCGCTGGCAGTCACGCCGCCTTTGAGACCACAACCGAACAGCGCGGGCAACTGCTGGAAATACCCGTGCTCGGTGCTGAGTGTGTTGTTGTACAAATACTGATGGATCACACTGCGCACACCGGGCGCGCGGATGCCGATATCTTCATCGGGCACCACTGGCTTGCGGTCGGTGTTGATGGCAGGCACCTTGCCATACAGGATCTTGGTGGCTGCGACTGCCGTACCGCGCACACTTTCCTTGCCGTACTGGACACTGGAAAAGAATCGACTACCCATGACTTACTCCTTTACGGTATAAGAACCGTTTGCGATTGCCGCAACTAATATTTCCAAAACGCCCTGCTCGGAGGCTTGCGCTTCGGTGAGTTCATGCGGCAAGCCAGGCACACCTGCGCCGCGCGTGATATCGTAGACATAAATGGTTTGTTGATTTTTCTTTGCCACGTTAATCTCCAACCGCCACCGTGATGGCGCTGTTTAGATTTTCTTTGACTTCCCAATACACCAGGAAGCCCCAATGTTCCGCTTCATCGCCGTATTGCAGCACCAGCGGTCCGCTGATCTGATCAGCGCGGTCTTGCAGGGTGAAATGGTTCACCAGCCCGCCCAATTGCAAATGGGCTGCCGCCGCCACGACGATCAGGCGCGGCCATTGCAGCAGGGATGGCAGGAGCGCCTTATCCACACTCGGGGCGACGTGGAACTCGGTCACGCCCTGATAAAAGCCTTCATTCGGTCCGCCTGCGGAGTACACGAACTGAAAATCAGCCGGGATGGTCAACGCGACCGGCGAAGTGGCCAGCGTCTTCGGGTCGATCGCGGACGGGAATTCAGCGCGGCGGATCAGCTTGGGCGCCACCACATTGGTAAAACCATCCGGCGTGATACCTGCCCAGACATCCTGCACCGCGTCGATCCAGGTCTCGATCATCGGATCTCCATCTCTTTCAACGTGGCTTCACTCGCCGCGCGCATATCAGCATTGATGCGCGGCTGCATGGCGGAATAACCGGCTGCCATAAATCCACGCGCTGAAAAGCCGGGATGCGTGCGTTTATTGAAGCGCCGATTTTTAGGGATGGCATGTTCTTTCGCGCCATATTCCACGACATTGATGTACCAGGGCTGATTCGCGCCCCACCAACCGACGCGCGCGGTCATGTTCATCCCCTTACCGCTCAGGCTCTTCTTGAACTTCGATTGCGCGTTACCCGTGCGGCGCGGGATCGTGCCGCGGATCTTCGAATACAGCATCGCCACATCTTTGGCAAGTACCTTGCGGAAATGTTTCTCCAATACTTCTGGATAGACTTTCAGCAGGTCGATCTGCTTGTCAAGATCGTTATGGAGCGCGCCAACTTTGAAACTCATGCGAAGCTCCTGATGGTGTACAGCGCCTTGATGCGTTCGATGTCTTGACGGGGGAAGGCATCGTGATAAAAGACTACGCCCAGCTCGGCGTTGCCCGTGCGTCCCTGATAACCGCCTTTGGCTTTGTTGGCGATCAGCGTGGCGATCTGTTTGCAAAGATAACCTATGTCATTTGGCGCAATGTACCTAGACATGCTGACGCCGTTGAGGTGCGCCGCTGCCAGCGTGCCGTTAACCGCGCGTTCCACCGTTACCGTGCGATAAGCATCCACAGCGGTGCTGGTGAGGTGGGCGATGCGCCCGGTGCCGTTCCAGCCGCGGATGACTGCCAGTTGATGCGTGCGAATGTCCACGATCTTCATCTGCTCAAAATCCACGCGGATGGTTTCACCAATGCTGAAAAGCGCTCCATTGGTTACCGTGATACTTTCATCGGTGGCAGAGACCGCGCCATTCAACGTGGATACGCTGTTCGTGGGGGTGCTCCACCCGGTGACCAGTTCCTGCTCCGAGCCGATCAACAAGACCATGCCCGGCGAGACTTCGGCAGCGCTAGAAAGTTTCAGCGTCAGTTGGGAATCGCTTTGTTGCGTGGTATCCGCTACGGTGGCGGAAAGAGCCGCGGTCTTCTCAAACTTTCCCCAGCGTCCCGTGATGGCCACCGCGTCCACTTCACCCGTCCACACGGCGATTAAGGAAGAATCGGGATCGACCAGCAGGCGCGTATAGGGTCCATTCGCCCACATGCCGCCATCCGGCTTGAGGATGTAATCCACACTGGTCAACGATGTGCCATAATCCGAGATCGCGGTGACTGCCAGCAAAGGCGGGACAAATAAGGCATCCGCATCGTGGCCGTGGAAGTTCAACGTCTGTGTGACCGGGATGAACCAGCCGATCTCTTTTTGAAGGACATCAGAGGCTTCGCGGATGGCTTGGAACATGCGCGCTTCATCCAGCCCCGGCGATTGCGCATCGGAGACCAGATCAGCCACAGTGCAAAAGAGTTGAGCGTAAACGGTCATTGTTTTTCCAATTCCCTCACCCAGTGGAGGTCTGGGTGAGGGCGGGGGTACTCAGGCAGGGAAGGGCTGCCTGCTTATCCTATATAAAATGTTGATAAAACGTTTCCAGCGCACCAGCTTGCGCTTCCATTGAAAATTGCAAATTCGTTTTCAGCAGCCGTTCGCGCAGCTTGGGACCTTCGCGCAATTGACGGCGCAGGTCTTTCAGTTCGCCTTTGATGTGGATACCGATGCCGCGCTCAGCGACGAACTCACCGGCTTCATCAGCGTTCCAGCACACCGGGATGACGCCCTGCGAGATGTACTCAAATAATTTATTGGGCATACAATGTGCGATGATGCCCGTGCGCATGGGTGCGCCTACGAACCCGAAACCATGCTGGCGCAAACCTGTCAACATCGTGGTATAGGGCAGGTTATTGGTGACAAATGCGCCCATGCGTTCATAACTATCATCCATGCCTTCATGCGAACCAGCGCCGAACAGGCTGAACGAGTACCCTTCTGCCATGAACTGCTTGACCACGTATTGCAGGTTGCGGAAATAATGCAGCCCTTTTTCGTCTTTGACTTTGCTGGTCAAACCGCCTTGGTACACGATCGCATTGAAGTTCACATGCCGCGCCTGGTCGTAATAAAATTTCGGCACCGCCGAATGCAGCACGATGGTGGGCTTGACATTGCCATGTACTTTTTCTGAATGGGCACGGCAGCCTTCGGAAACGTGTATGAACCCATCAGGCAAATTGAAAGCATCCAGTTCTTCCTGATCGGGTGCCAGCCCGGTGCGCAGGGATGCGGGATCATGCACATCGTGTATGACTGGGCGCGTGCCCGCGTAGCCTTTGACCATGCTCACCAGCCAGTTCGGGTCGCTGTGGACGTGGATCACATCCGCGCGCGAACCCTGGATCAGGCGCTCAAGGGAGGCAGTATCGGTGTAAAGGTGCGTATCCGTGAACACGTTGAAGCCATAGAATTCAGTGAAGGGGATCGCCAGCTCGACTTCATGCCCGCGATCGAGCATCACCACTGCCTCTTTGAAGGCGCGAATATCTGTGCGCTTGCAAACGTGTAGGATTCTCATTTTTTGCGCTTCGGTGCCTTGATGTCAGCGGTTTCTAACTCGGGCTTCAGGTCAGCCGTTTCGATGGCTTGCTCTTCAAATGGTTTGATGAACGGTGCCACGCCTTGCGCTTCTGCGGCGGTCAGTTCGAGCACTTCACCATCGGCGTGCGGTCCGATCAGGGTGCTGACAAATGCGTGAGTGACTATATATTTGGGCATAACTTTCCTTGCAGGGAGGGGCTTGCGCCCCTCCCTGATCTATGCTTGACCTAGAGCTTAGGTCTTCATCTTCAGGTAGCCAATGGCACCTGCTTGCAACTGCTTGAAGACTGTGCGGAAGTACATCCACAGTTTGACTTGACCGGTGCCTGCGGCGGAATACGGATCGCGCAGGAGGGTGAAGCCGGGGGCTTCGCGCCAGCCCATGTAATTCCAGTTGCCGAAGTACGCCACTTTGGCGGTGGAGGCAATGGCGGCGGGTTTCTGCGAGAAGTGGACCGGATAGCCCAACAACTCACGTCCGCTGACGCCCGAGCCTGCCACGAATGGGGCATACATGCGGTTCGAGCCGGTGATCGTGCTGATGACCGAGAAGGTGGTCGGGCGCATGACCCAGGCGACATTGGGACCATCGGAGAGATAATCGCCCACGGTGTCGTTCAAGACCACGGGTTCCAACTCGCCCGCGGCGATCGCGGTGGAGGCGGCGGTGGTTTTGTACAACGTGCCGGTGGTGCCCGCTTCGGTGACCAGCAATTGGTTCATGGTCTTCGCCATGCCGCGTGCGATCCAGTCTGAAAGGAAGCCTTCCAGGTTCACACCCGTATCCTGCAACAACTCATAGGACAGGGTGATGTATTTGCTGTACTTGACCAGCGTCATGGAAGCCTTGGCGAGCGCCGGGGCATCCTGATCGAAGGTGGTGGCTTCAGCGGTGCTGACGAACTCGCCATCGGCTTCGTTGTCATACGGCACATCCACGGTCGTGCCTACGCCGGGGATGCGGGTCACGCCCAAACGCTCAGCGAGTGAGTATTCAGAGCGCTTGGCGATGATCTGGTTGTAAAAACCGGTCGGCACGGTATCGCCACCATCAGCGGCGGTGCCGATGTTCATATCGGTGTTGTTGGAGGCGCGGATCTCGAGTTCGTTCTGTCCGACCATCTGGCTGCGCAAACCACTGGAATCGCCGTCACGAATGAAGGCTTTCAGGGCATTGCTGTAATTGTCGCCGCGTTCGTATTTCAACACGACCGGGGCGGGTCGTTGTGGTTCAACCGGCATGGCTTTGGCG